TGGGTCTGGTTAATCCTATATAGGATGGAACTATCACAAAATCAAAGAGGCAGATAACCACATATGTAATAAGGGCTGTCCACCTCCAATAATTTGTCATAATTCTTTTAGTCTGATTCTGGAATTGTTATTTTCTCTATTGCTGCGATTGAAGCCTTAGAAAATTCCTTTATTTCTTTTGTTATGGCATGTTTCTCTGCATTAGTTACCTTGCCATCTTTTAGGGCAATACTAACTGCTTGGACAATATCCATTCCTTCATCTACAATAATCTTACCATCACCGGCAAGACCTTTGTTTAGATTATAGAAAGTCATTCCAAGACTTATAATTTTCATTGGATTCATAGTTTCCTCCTATTAGTTACTACAACCACAGTTACCCCCACAAGGGCAACCATCAATTTCTAGTTCTGATAAGCAGCCATCACAGCCGCACTCACAAAAGCATTCAAATGGTTCACAAGAACAAATACCGGATTCTAAGCATGAGCATTCATCCAGTACCATTATTCACTCTCCAATACTTTCATGCCAAGAGCTATAATACCCCCGACACACCCAGTAGCAATCTCATTGTATTCGTATACCACACCAATAGATGAGAGTATTCCTAATACTACTATGGCTAAAAATATCTGTGGTCTTAGTTTACCAAACATTTTCTATTCTCCTTTGAATTTTTTATGCTATTCCGTATGCTAATACTCTAATATATACTGCAGATAAGTCAGTAGTGTTAGCTACTTCATCTAGTGCAGCACCATCAGCACCGGCTTCCCACATCTCAATCTTTTCGTTAGAGTAGTCATATTGAGCTACGTAACCAGAAGATTCGGTGTCACATACAACCATGTGTAAAGACTTGAATCCTAGGTCTCCAGCACTTACTGCTTCCCCACCAGTTGGGTAAGAGTCATCAAGCTGTATTCTTTTAATAGTGAACTTACTTGCAGTTCCACCATGAATAGCAGCTCCTTCATGAGCACCGCTTGGTGTTGTTATTGTTATTGCCATATTTAATTTCCTCCTTAAATACTAAGATAGATTTTCTATCTATTTATTATACTAATATATTATTTTTTTCTTTTGATAGCCTCAGCTATCTTGTCCCTCTTTTTTTCGCCCGGGGTACCCTCGTCAAAGTTCTGGTATCCCATCTTTTTGGCTTGGGCTGTAGCAATTGCAAATGGATTATCTACAGCCTCTAATCTAAAAAATTTGTTGGTTTCTGTACGGTCCCCTTGTAATCAGATGATTTCTGGAAACAAGACTCACAGCCGCAAGACTCTTTGTATAAGTGATTGTTTTCTCTTGCCATCCAATTGAAAAAATCGTCTGACTTGGTAACCCTTATAGGCGTTTCATTATATTCCCCTGTAATAGCTTTTTTAGTCTTTCTATTTACTAAGGTAGATAATAAACTATTGAAACCGTCTGTTGTGTTTAGTTGAGATGTTGGGGTCTCCGTAGAGTTACCTCCTTCAATAACACCTCTTTTCTTATGCCCACCTATTTGTGGTGTAGTTAATGCGTCCTCATAAAATCTTAGTCCAAGATTATTCCCTGCTTCGTTTACAGCCCATGGAACATATTTAGTTCCACCGGGTGATGGGTCGTCTTCAATCACCGGAGTGTTCCTTGCATACTCAGGTTCCAACTCCCCCGGAAATCCATACTTGTCCAAAAGTCTGTGGTGTTCTTCCTGTCTAGCTTGTGTACTATACAAAAGAGGGAACGCTTCAATACCTGATTGAGGCATCTCTTTCTGCATAAAGTTCATAAATGATTGAGTAAAATCAATCTCTCCATCCGATTTAAACATAAGGTCCACCTCCTTTTTAGGTTCTTCATGTTCATGTTCTTTTGTAATAAGGCAACTTCCATCAATACATGACTTAGTTGCCGCATTTTCTGATTTAATGATTTCAAAAGATGCTGCTTGATTGACTCCTGTTTCACACACAGTTACTTCCGCAAGTTCTAATTCGTCTACTTGCATCACATCTTGTAGTCCCTTTTGTATATTTTGTGTCTTTAAAGCACTTCCTGCAATACTATAGCTCTTTAGTTTACCGCTATGTATTTGTTCAGCGACTTTCTTTGCAATATTTGTGTCGTTACGAAGTTCTGTTATAAAGAATAACCCATTCCCATTGACCCCAGATTTAAATATCTGGCCGCCTTTACTTATATATGCTGGCAACGCCCACCCCACTTGAACGTCAGAGTGTAATACCATTGCATTACGAGTTCTAAAATTTGCCATATATTTATCAAAGGCTTTGTCTAAGGCATTGGTTGTAATAAGATGTCCTTCTCTATCAACTAATTCAATAGATGCTGGACCTCCAATAACTAATTTATCATCATCGGAAATCTTCTCTTTCTTTAAAGCCTCAGTATACTTTCTATTTTCAGGAAATGCCCTAGATAGTGTTAGTAGTTCAGCTGGAGAAGCTATTCCGGCTTTGTGTAATCTTTGATATTCTTCTAAAGCTTTAGTGATATCTTTCATGGAAACTTTGCCATCTATAGTTTCCCCTCCATTAACCGCAGCTTTTTCTAAGAACAGAACGCTAGGACTTTCATCACACCCACAATCGTCAGCTGCAAAACCATCATTAGCCCAATTTGACGGGCTTGGTATTTCTCCAGCTACAGTCTTAATAGTTTCAGTTGTCATTGTTTTAGTCCGCTATTCCCCAAATCACCCCTGTAAGTGTAGGAGTATTCTGGGCTGCTATCATTGATATCTTTCCTCTAAAGTCTAAAGGCAATTCACAATTGAAGGTGTCACCACCATAAATAGGAATACCATTAGCAGAGGTTGCTGTTTTGTCGAATGCTAAATAAATAATATCTGCGGCTGTTCCAGAACGGTTCGTAAATTGAACCCCTCTGATTACAGACATTGTTGGCTTCTTGATTGATGTAGATAAATTTGTAGTACCTGTCCACTCATAAAGATTACCCTCAGCACTTGTTTGGTTACCATCTAGGTAAGTTGAAACGGCTGTAGTGTCTTCTCTAACCTCAAACATAATCTTATCTATGTAGAAGTTAATGTTGTGTTGAGCTGGTGTAACTACATATAATCTATATGCAGCTGCATCTGTGTTTGCTGGTATTGTATATGAAGTAGTTATTCTTGTCCAACTAGTAGCCAAACTAGAACTTCCAGAAGAAGCTAGTTCTGTACCAGATGAATCTGTAATATTGATTTCTACTGTCCCTGAAGCAGAAGCACCTCTATGTTCACATTGAACTGTAATATGTTGAGGGTTTATACTTCTTGCAATCATTGGAGATTCCCAATAAAACCCTTCTCCTACTGCAGAGTTGGCTGGGTTTACTAGAAGAGATGCGGCACCTTCAGCTTGTTGCCCCGTATCTCTAGCTATTGCAGAACCAGTTGCTGTATACATTGATACAGTACTTCCTTCTATTCCCGGGTTTGTTACCCAGTTAGTTGCTTTTTCTCCACCATTTGCTACTATAGAATATACATCTTCTGCAGTGGTGCTCGCAGCATTTGAGATTGCCACATATCTATTAACCGGATGTACTGACTGTCTAGTAGAACTATCTATGTCCCATTCTCTGTAATCCGTATGTCTTTCATTAGCCATTTATATATTCTCCTATTTATTAAAATTTATGATAGCTACAAAGCTACCCATAATAGCTGAAGTGTGTACAATAAGTATTCCCATTGCTAGTAAAATACTTTTCATTCCGTACACTTTGTTTCGCCATTGAGAGATATCATCGACTTTGGTTTCAACCTTTTCTAAGTTTTTAGATAGGTTTTCATTGAGGGCGTTCTGACTTGATATATAAGAATCTAATCGTTCCATATAAACTGCTAAATTCACTTGTGTGTCCTTTTCGGCCACTTATCAGTCCTCACAAAATGTACTAGTTTGTATAAATTAGCAGGGGGACCGAAGTCCCCCCGCAAGTATCGAACTAAACTTAAGAGTTTAGGTCAGCAATTTTTGCTTGTGTCCAAATGTTCTTACATCGCATCTCACCCATAGTGTAGAGTAATCCTCTAACAACTAGTGCGTTTGCTGCAAAGTAATCTCTGTTCTCTACATATTGCGTTGGTTGTGCAATCGCAATTTCTAGATAATCAGTATCCAAAACATAAACGTTTGAACCAAGTACAGCATCAGCGGATGATACAGACTTAGCAACGTCAGCGTCTGGGATAATTGGGATACCTTGGTAAGTAGCTAGAACTAGTCCAGTTCTTGTACCCGGGAAAGTTCTTTCAGAACCTACACCCACTTGGTACTCTTCTTGTCCTAAGTATCTTTGGTTAGAGTTAAGCAATCTTTCTAAGTTGAAGTATTGGTCGTGTCCCAAAAGGATTAGTTTTGGTTCCCCACCATTCTCTCTGATTTTTTGGATTGCAGTGTCTAATAAGTTTAGACTTAGTGCTCTACCAGTACCTGAGTTGTATGAACTTGAAGCAGCTGCATTCCATCCACCAGCTGTTCTACCAGCTAGAGTTAGGTCATAAGCTCTTGACCTAGCTACACCACCACCAACGGTAGAACCGTCTTCAGCAACAATGTCATCAATAGATGTCATACCTGCTCTTGAGTAAATGTAAGCTACGTCACCGTCAGCGAATGTAGTACCTGAAGCAACTGTAACAGCACCTGTAGATGTGTTTACGGCAGAAATAGCAGAACCTGAAGTTCTGTCATGTCCTGTAGCTGAAACATCATATTGTGCTACTGCGTCACCGATTTTGAAGTTCTTTGCCATTGAAGCAGGAACTGTGAATGATGTTGCTCCACCAGCAGAAGTCAAGTAAGCTGAACCTGCGTTCAACTCTTCGTTAATTTCTTTTATGTGGTCTAACTGAGCGTTTTCATTTTCCAACGCAAGTACATCACCAACACCACCTTCTAGCTGTGCAGTGAACACTGATTTCACTGAAGCACCGAATGTAGTTGAAACAATTCTAGGTAAACTAGATACTGATTCAATGTTGGAGATATCCACTGTTGGGATAGAACCTGTTTCAGTCACTGGTCTTGAACGGCCAGAACCTCTATCAGTTCTTACCCTCCAACCAGCAGTATTTCCCCAGACCACTCTAGGGATAGCATTGAAGAATCTTGTTTGGTTGTTTAGTGCTTGCCAAACTTTTCTTCCGTATGTTGTGTTGAATACACCTGTTGCAGAGTCAACTGTAAAGTAGGATTGTTTCTGTAAGTATTCAGGTCCGAATACAGACTGATACAGTCCTCGTTGAGACTGAGCAAGATATTCTGTTAAACTTGGATTTGCCATGTTTGTAAATCTCCTGTAGTTTGTTTATAATTTATTATCCTAATAGCTCTCTAGGAACACCGTCAGTGTTTCCAGTTTCTATATTGTGTTGCATTCTTCTTAATTCTGAATAAGAAAGTTCTGCAAGTTGTCCGGCTGTGTCAGCAGTTGCTGCAGCTTTTTGTATAGGTGTAGAATCATCTACTCCTAAGCTGTTTACTACTTTTGGAGCCTGCAATCCAGTCTCTTCCCTGAATCCCATTTTTCTGAGTCTTGCTTCAGATTCAGTTTGAACTGCTTTAGAAATATTAGTTTCTGTTGCTTCTAATTGTTTCTTTAGAGTCTCTAACTGTTTCTTCATTGATTTCATCTCGTCAGAATCGTCTTCATCATCCATACCCTTCTCTTCTACAGGTTCGTCAGCTGCGTCTTCGTCATCATCGTCCTTGTACATACCCTTCTCTTCTTTGTCATCATCATCATGACCTTTTTCCATCTCTTCGTCATCATCGTCTGCTTTTTTCATAGCTTGGATGGTGTTTTGCTGTTCCTCTATTTTAGAGTCAATACCAGCATCGCTTTCGGAATCGTCAGCGTTTTGTGGAGTACCGCCTGTTGGGGCTGCTTTTTTCTCATCTCCAGAAGCATCTGAGCCAGCATAGCTGTCTCCTTCTGAAGCTTTAAGAACTGCTTGCACCTCTTTAGCGATAGACTTCACTAACTCAGCTTTTGCAAGAGCTTCGGCTTTCTCTATTTCCTCTTCCTCTTTGCTAGCTTCTTCTTTAGCCAATCGTCCGTCCATTTTTTGTAGGACTTCGGCTACAGCTGCTAGAGCAAGATTAGTGCCTTCCATCTGCTTTTCAAGCCTTTCGTTTATGTCTGCCATAGTTTAAAACCTCCTATGATTTAAATTTGTTCTTTGCATTTAACAAAAAAGGTTGGTCTTAGCCATCCGACCCTTTAAATTATGGAAAGAAATATAACGTTATATTTAACGCTATTTTATTATACTGAGGAAATCGAAAAATCCTACTCAATTATAATATGTTTATGGCAACTATTCGGAATCGGGTAGACCTTTTGAGTCTAATTGAATCATTTCATTACGAAAATCGTATAAAGGAACTTGAACAAGCTTCTTTAATTTATCACATTGGTTCCCTTCTGGGAGTGATGCCTCTACTAAATCTAATATCTTCCCCACCATCTTAGAGTGTCTAGAAATAATATACTCTTGGTTTTGGGTTACTTTACTTATATCCATTTTTTTCCTCCTATTCTTTTATTTGAATTGCTTTAGGCAATTGTTTTCTATATTCTTTGGGTAATTTTTTATACACTTTGTCATAGGCCTCTTGTACAAAATTCTTTTGTATTCTTAATTGTGCCATCCGTAATCCAAAGTTATTTTTAGGACTAGCCGTATACCAACCCCCTTTTCCTTCTACAGGTTTATACCCAAGCTCATAGTGTTTGGTATGAGCTCGTACAGGAACGATGCCTCGTTCTGTTTTTCGAAAATGCTGTTTTGTCTCAGCAGAATAACTATATGGTGTTCCTGTATTAGGATTTGCTCCTCGTATTTGAAACACAGATTCTCCTGCGTGTTGTGCCGGAAGCAATATAGGGTCAAAAGTTTCGTTGAACCTTATAGTAAGGTCCGTTGGATTGGCCTCTATTTCAACTGCATCAGACAATGGTATAGGAGAATTTGGAAGAATTTTTTCGCATTCTACTATAATTTCTTTACCAATCTCCTGCAGAACAAACTGTGAAAGAGTCTTGTAAGCTCTCCGCTGTTTGGTAGTCAGTTGTTGTTGTTTCCTAGGCATAAACTATTATACTAGTTTATATTGATAAGTCTCCCCATTTTTCAGGAACCTTGTCGAAAAACTTTCGTTTACTGTTGTCGTAACGATTCAAATAAATAATATCTCTACCGATATAACCATACTGGGGGTGCCAATATGTAACTAATTGTTTAGGTTTAGTAGCGGCATGAAGTCGCTGTAAGGCAAACTCATCGGGTCCCTTCATTGTGCCACAGATATGCAATTCACCTGTTCCTATATCTATTTCATCTATTCTGTGGAAATGTCCTATCATTACACTATCAAACTCTATAGCTGCATCATCATCCATTGAGTCTTCTATTTCTCTCTGTAATGTTTTTCTGAATTGAAAGACACTTCTTAGTTTAGCAATAGCTCCTGTAATAGCTCCACTACTTCCTGCTCCGGAAATACTGTCTCCATGCATTATAAGAACTACTTTATCGTGTATCTTGAATGTAGTCATAAAGCTTCTAGGTATATGAAATTCTATATTATCTTGGTTCTTACAAAACGTTGCAACCCATTGATACAGCATATAATCCCAATCCATGAATTTGTCTTTCATAGGTGGCTTTCTGGTCATTCTTCCATGATTACCAACTACACAAGGAACTGTAATCTTTGTAAAATGTGGTGCTAAATACATCAAAGCTTGAGCAATAATACTTGCTCCTCTAATCATTTGCTCCATATTATTCATTTGATTAGACCTAGCTAACTCATCATGAATATCCCCACTAATCATATCACCTAACATAGGAACCATTAGTTCATCTATCGGAGCAATTTGTCTTCGATAAGCCGTGTGTTTTAATACTTGGTTAGCCCATCCATACATTCTTTTATTAAATATGTCGAAATTATATTCGTTCAAACCCCGCATTTGCTCTTTATATACTTGTTCCCCAACGTGAGTATCAGATAGGGGTGAGACTACAATTTGTTTTTGATGTCCAAATGGAGTTTTATCAGAGTTGTTTAAATGTTTTAGAGGTACTGACGGAAAGCCTTTAGTATATTCTTGAATTGTTTGGACGATAACATCTTGTTTTATATTTTCTTTTAGAAGTCCATTGTAGAGTTTTTTGTAATAATCAGCTTCGCCTTTATAGGTAGCCAGCTTCTTATCTAGCTTGATACGATTATCTGTGCCTTCCTCGTTTACCAAGAGTTCTTCTTCCGGTTCCCAATGGTTTTTGTCGAACCACTTTTGAATGGTTGTTCTGTGAACCTGAATGCCATGTTCCTGTTCCAGCCACTCTGCTATCTTCGTCCACGTAGCCCCAATCGCTCTTCTTTTTATTATCTCTGATTTTACCTGCTCGGGTATCATAACTAAACTGTATCTCCGTAACTAGTATCTTTGCACATATTCTGCACTGCAAATCTTTGTCTTGATTGACAAACATTGGTCCCTTACATTTAGGGCATAATACTACACTATCATATTTTGATGTGTTGTGCAACTTAGTCACCTAATAACTTCTTGTACAAGTCCTTCCCTACTATTTTTTCAAACGGTACTTCTTCAGATTCTTCATCAATTTCTTCGACAACTCCCCTCTCTTTATCTTTAGATGCACCCGTAACAAGAGGGCCCCTCTCAGGTCCAGAACCATATTGAAGCTGAACACTTAGTCCTGCTGGGGCTGTTTGTCCAGCATCCCCCTTTTCATCAGGTTTGTTGTGTTTTATATCCTCGTCATCATCTAGATTACGAATTTTCTGCTCCATATCTTTTTGCTCTATAGCAGCATTTTTATCTGGTTCACCATCAAACTCTACGGGGTTTTTTTGGTCATCAGTTATTTTTGTTTGGGGGTTTATATCTTCGGAACTCGTTTGTTGTCTAAATTTGATATCATCTTTTTTTAATTCCTTGCCCACCCAATCTACTAAGTTTAAAGTAAATTCAGAATTTTTCTGCATCATTTTTCTTTCTGGCGAGTTACCAGTAATAAAATCTGCTAACCGATGAATACCAGTTCGTTTCTTCTTTGTCTTTTTTCTTTTATCCCTTTCCCCATAGGTTGGGGTAAAAAAACCAGAGTCTGTAGAAACAGCTACTGTTCCGCCCCCATCTCCAAATCCACCACCATCAGCACCACCTTCTTTAGTAAGGCTTTTTTCATATTCTTCATCGTGCCATTTAAATGTAACTTGTTTTTTATCTTGCATCAATTGTGTGGCATATGCAATGGCTTCTCGTAGTCCATCATCATCATAAGAAAACTTTTTATTATTAACTTGACCTTTTTGAATATTATTCATCTTCTATAGTTGTGTCAGTTGGTTCTGTTGCGGTTTTAGTTTTACCTTTTGTTCCTCTTTTAGGAAACTGTGTTGGGTCTGGAAATACAGCTTTCTCAATAGTAGTTACACCACTGGCACTTAAGTCTGCCACATAGTCAACATTATTTTCAGAAAACCACATTTTAGTTAAGTCAGGGTTCAGTTCCTTTATAACAGGACTGGAAAAACCCTTCTCACTTAAAGACTCTACCCAAGACTTAGACAGAGTTAGCTCATTTTTCTTAGCACGAGCTTCAGCATATTCATCAATATCTCTCTCCTCATCTGGAGATTTGTCACTCCAATCTGGAGTTACCCCACCGGTTCTACCTTTGAACTTTCTTTGTGATGGAG